ACTCAGCGACGATGAATATTACGAACAGATTGACCGGGATGTTTTTGGATTGTGAGGGGTTGTGCAACAGGACATTAAAACAGGCACGGTTCAGATATTCGGGCTAGCTGAACTTACCCGCAGACTTGAAGAGTTCCCCGATAAAATAGCAAAAAATATGCTGTCAGGTGCGATTAGGGCGGGAGCGGTAGTTATACAGAAAGAGGCGCGTCAACTATGCCCGGTAAGCGCAGAAGCCCACTACCTCGGTAGGGGCAGCAAAAAGGTATTAATACAGCCGGGAGAATTGAAGCGGAAAGGCATCAAAGTCAGGCTGGCTCCGCGTAAATCAAGAGACGTGCCTATTACCTATTGGGTGTACGTCTCTAAAAAATACTGGTACTGGCGTTTCGTTGAATTAGGAACCAGTAAAATGAGCAGAAAATCATTCATGCGTCCAGCATTCGACACTCAGAAGCAAAAAGCACTCGAATCAATACGCTCGTACCTATCCGCACGAATCTTTGTTGAAACGATGATGAGGGGCTGACATGGCAGAAGGACAACTTGGATCACTTGTCATAAGCCTCCTGGCTGATATAGCAAGATTCAAAGAGGATATGGGCAAAGCGAGCCAAGCGGCACAAACCGCATCGAACAACATGGCCGCTTCATTTGATCGCGCCGGTTCTTCAATAAAATCCTCCATGTCTGATATGGCAAAAGCTGCTGCCGCTGCATTCGGGGCATTTCAAGCTGCAGGTGTTATCAGGGATTCGACCATGCTGGCCGCCCGTGTGGAAACGCTCGGCACCGTAATGAAGGTCATTGGTAACAACGCCGGTTACTCCGGCGCACAGATGACCGCGTTTGAAAACCAGGTTAAAGCCATGGGCATCACCACTCAAGAGGCCCGCAACAACCTCACCCGCATGGCATCATCACAGATGGATCTCACCAAAGCATCAGACCTCGCACGAATAGCACAGGACGCAGGGCGTATCGGCAACATCAATAGTTCTGAAGCGTTCGCACGGCTTATTCAGGGTGTACGTTCCGGCGAGGTGGAAGTCCTTCGCAACATCGGCATCAACGTCATGTTTGAGGAGGGGTACAAGAAGACCGCCGCCGCACTCGGCACAACCTCGGAAAAACTTTCTGTTGCTGAAAAAATGACCTCCCGGATGAATCAGGTAATTGAGTTCGGGAAGAACATAAACGGCGCGTACGAGGCATCACTTACCACGGTAGGTGGCCAAATGTCGTCACTGGCACGGCAAACCGAAGAGATTAAGCTTGCATTCGGGGAGGCATTCAAACCGGCGTTGCTGGTTGCCATGACGGAGGTCAACCGCTCACTTAAAGAGATGAACACCGGTATGGCCGCAAATAAGGACGGCATTAAAAGCTTCGGGGATGATTTGGCGACATTGACAGCGGGTGCGCTTTCCTTTGTCAAAAAAGACCTGCTCAATGTCAGTGCTTTAATTCTGGACATCAAAGCCAGCGGGTATCGGCTCGGATCATGGGCGGCAATTCCCGGCATGGTGGCGGGTAGCGATACTTACGACGGGATGGTTAAGACGGCCAACGGATATACTGCCGCAGCCAAAGCACAACGCGACTACGTGGAGGCAATGAAGGCGGTAGCGGCTTCAGGTGGTCAAGACCCTTCAGACCAGAAGAATCTCACTATGGCCCGTGCCGCAGCAGAGCAAAAACGTATTGCAGCCGGTAATGCCGCCCGTGCAGCCGCCGAATCTGGCCGTAAAGCCAAAGAGGGCAAGCCGGACAGCTTCACTACTGACAATGGCGGGGCGGCGATATGGGGCGGAAATATCGGCTGGAAGCGCGAAGCGGATATGATCAAAGTTGAGAGCGACTGGATCAAGAATTTCTTGCAAGAAGAGAAAGACGCGCTTGGCAGTTTTACGGAAGACTCGCCCGGTTTTATGGGGTGGAAACGTGAAGCCGACGATCTCAAAAAAGAGGCCGTGTGGATTGCGGAATTCATAAAAGACGAAGAAGCAGCGGCGGCAAAATCAAAAACCGACAATAAACAGTTTAATTCGATCATGTCCCACGATGATCCCATTGCACGGCTTAATGGCACACGTCAAGCGCAGATCGACATGATTGCAGAATGGGATGATGCAGAAATAGGTATGGCAGGGAAAAAAGCCGCTGCGCTTGCCAAGATTGACAAAGATTATCTGGACTCAAAAGCGCAACTGACACTGAATTCCAATATGGAAATCGGTTCTATTATGTCGAACCAAATTGGACAGATGGCCGGGATGATGGATCAAGCAAACCGTGACCAGTTCAATGCGTATAAAGCCATGATGGTGGCGCAAGCGACCATAGCCACAGCAATGGCCGTGGTCGGTATCATGGCCGCAGAATCAAGGTTGGGTATGCTTGCCATTCCACTCGCATTTACTGCTGGGGCAATAGGCGCGGCTCAAATTGGAATGATCCTCGGGCAAAAGTACGGGGGCGCACGCGCCACAGGCGGCGGAGTTTACGCCGGAAAAGATTATCTGGTCGGCGAGCGTGGCCCGGAAATATTACGTATGGGGGCCGATTCTGGCTATGTAGTCCCGAACAACGCCATCGGCGGGAAGAGCGTCACTATCAACCAGACGTTCTCAATCACCGGCGTTGCCGCCGACATCATGCAGAACACAAAAGCAATCGCCAAACAGGCCGCCGACGCTGCCAAGAATGAAATCCTCAACAGCATGAACCGTGGCGGGGAATTCGCGCTTGCATCAGGGAGGCTCCGCTAATGGCAACGCTATCACTCCCGACGATCACCCGCACAGCCCCGACGTTTATGTCGTTTTCCCTGCAACCGAATACTGCCCGTTTCGAGTCACCGCTTAACCGCTCCATGCAGACATCAGAACTGCCCGGCGCGCGATGGAATGCCGTATTCGGATGGCAGAATCTCTCTGACGCAGACGCGCGCATCATGAAAGCGTGGCTCAATTCACTGTCCGGTATGGCCGGGCGGTTTTATCTCTACGATGCGACACACCCCACGCCGTCCGGGACCGCAGCCGGTACACCCATTGTAAATGGCGCGTCGCAGTCAGGACGCACGCTGGTTACTGATGGATGGACGGCAAATCAGAGCAGCCTATTGCTGCCGGGTGATTACATCGGGGTGAACGGTCAACTGCTTGTCATAACCGCCGCCGCAGCCTCAAACGCATTGGGACAGGCCACACTATCCATTGAACCGCCATTACGTACCAGCCCCGCAGACAATGCCGCAATTACTGTCACGCGGCCAACATGCACAATGATGTTGACGGACGATCAGCAAGACCGCTTCGATTTCCAGCAAAAAGGGTTCGTTAATTTGAAGATCGAGTGCATGGAGATATTCTGAAATGCGTGATTTGACCACAGCCGCGAAAGACGCATTTTCACAACTCAACTTCCCGTCATTGGTGCTTGTTAATCTTGATTTTCTGGACGGGCATGTGCGGGTGACGAATGCCGGGTATGATTATTTCTGGAACGGCAACAACTATCTCGGCATCGGCAATCTCGGCAGTATCGACGCGATATCAGAGGGGAGCGCATTACAGATGTACGGATGTTCACTGACTCTCTCTGGCATACCACCCGAGTTGATAGCAGAGGCATTCAGCAACAACTACCAGGGACGGGCCGCGACTATCTGGCTGGCTCCGCTCACCGCAGATTATGCCCTGATAGCAAACCCGGTCATAGTTTTTGCCGGGCGTATGGATACGATGGATATTCAACTTGGAGCTAGCGCGACGATAACGCTGTCGGTCGAATCCCGGCTTGTTGACTGGGAGCGACCGCGCATCCGGCGTTACAACGATGCTGACCAGAAATCAGAGTTTCCCTCAGACATGGGTTTCCAGTACGTCGATAAAATGGTGGAAGCCGAACTCAAGTGGGGCCGCGCATGAGATATCAGGATTGGCCTGAAAGATTGGCCGCTTTTATCAGCAGCAAATACAATGAGCCGTTTGCATGGGGTGCTCACGACTGTTGCGCCTTTGCCGCCGCCGTGGTGCTTGAATTGACTGGCGACGATCACTTTGCCCCGTTTGCTGGCTACAGCACCGCACTTGAAGCGGCACGGGTACTGAAACAGCACGGCGGTGTGCCGGGTATAGCAACCGCCGCACTCGGGGAACAGATACCGCTGCTGACCGCAGGGCGTGGTGATATCGTTATGATTACGACTGAACATGGTGACGCTCTGGCTGTCTGCCTTGGCGACCGGTGCGTCGCACCTGGTATCGACTCATTACAATATCTGCCGATGACCGCCGCTGTTGCAGCATGGAGGGTTGTCTAATGGCCTCGGTAGTAAAGTCTGTAGCTGGACTGCTCGTATCAGCGGCGCTGTTCCCGATCTTCGCCATCGGGACGGTCATACTCGGGTCGGTTGCATACAGTAGTTACATGATGTCGAAGCTGAAAAAGCCGGGGAGTGCTTCTGACTCATCAACCCGGCTGCAGACCGTCCGATCTGCTGTACAGCCGCACCGAGTTATCTATGGCACCGTCAAAACAGGCGGGGTACTGGTTTACGCACAGTCGCACGGCACCGATAATAAATACATCACTCTGGTTGTCTGCTTTGCTGCGCATCAAGTGGATGCGATCCTTGAAGTGTATCTCAACGATAAGCTCTCTACGGACGCGGCTTTTACCGTGCACCATGATGCCACACCCGCAGAGGGGTACGATGCCGGTGGTGGCGAAGGTGAATCTGTATGGGTTGAAACCAAAGCCGCCGTTTCCGCCTATGACACCAGCTACGTCACCGTTACGAAATACCTCGGCACCGCGACACAGACAGCAGACCCGACACTCGTAGCACTGCCAGACGGGCTCTGGACAGCAAACCACGTCCTGACGAACCGCGCCTATGTCGTTGTCACGCTGGAAGACAACCAGACCGCGTTCCCAAACGGACTCCCGAATATCACCGCACTAATCCGTGGCAATAACCAGATATACGACCCGGCCACGCTGACCACCGGATATAGTAACAATTGGGCACTCTGCCTGCGTGACTACCTCACCAAACCGTATGGCCTCAATGCTCCGGCATCAGATATTAACGAGACAGTGGCAATCGCCGCACGCAATATCTGCGATGAACTGGTAACGCTCGCAGATGCTACCACGGAGAAACGCTACGTGCTGAATGGTTCGTTCACCGTCGACAATACTCCCATATCGATCATGAATGAAATAATGGCGGCGGCGTACGGGGCGATAACCTGGACGCAAGGCCAGTACCGGATCCTCCCCGCAGCCTACTATGCCCCTGACATGACTTTCCACGGGATGAACGCCGCGATACCGGGCTTGACCGAATCAGACCTGAGAGGGCCGCTCAAGGTGCGACCCGCAGCCAGCATGAAAGACAAGTTCAACGTGGTCAAGGGAACGTACATTTCCCCGACAACGTGGCAAGAAGTGGACTTCCCGCCCGTTAAAAATGCGCTGTATCTCTCTGAAGACGGCTACGAAATAACCAAAGACGTGCAACTCAGTTATGTCACCAGCCCGGCAATGGCGCAGCGGATATCTAAAATTATACTCGAGAAGTCCCGGCAGGGTATTTCTGTTGACTTCCCTGCGAAATGGTCGGCGTTCCCGCTTGCAGTTGGCGATACTGTTCCTATCACCGTTGCACAACTCGGGTGGTCACAAAAGATTTTCACCGTTCGTGACTGGAAAATGTCACCGGACGGAGGGATCGATCTCCAGCTTCAGGAAGACGCTGCGGGTTGCTACGCATGGAATAATGGCGAAGAAACCACCGTTGACCTCGCACCGAATACCGTGCTTGCAGATCCGCGATATTCACCCACGCCAACAGGGGTTACGGTAGGGGAAGAGCTCTACTCGACCAACGTTGCTAGTATTATTATGAGCCGGGCAATCGTGACATGGGTGGGCATTGGCGCTGCCCAGTACGAAGTGAACTATCTCCCGCCAAATAATACAATCTGGGCACCGCTGCCGTTTATTAAAAATACTGTTTGCACAGTCGATGACGTTACACCGGGGGGCTACAGTTTCAGAGTCCGAGGAATGAACTATTTGGGTGTGTGGTCGGCATGGGCGACTGTTACCCATATTATAGCCGGAAAGTCTGCGCCTCCTCCGGATGCTGACACATTCCTTATTGCTCCTCAGCAAGACGGTACACGGCAATTTAGTTGGTCCCTGGCCTCTCCTCCTCTGGACATGGCAGGCTATCGTATTAAATTTAACACCGGGAGCACTCCCGTAACATGGGCATCTATGACAGAATTGCATTCCGGACTGCTCCTGGCCTCACCGTTCGAAAGCAACCAACTCCCTTCTGGAGATTATATTTTTGCTATTAAGGCCGTTGATACTACTGGTAATGAGTCGCTGAATGCAAAATACATAACAACAACGTTACCGAACCAACGCTTGGCGAATGTGTGGGCAATGGCCGAATCAATGGCTGGGAATTGGCCGGGGGTCCGGACATCGTGCGTAGATGACGGGCAGGGGGGGCTTGAGGCCACTGACCTAACTACATGGGATACCTTACCCGCCACCTGGGATCTTTTTACACGATGGAACATGAGCCCAATGTCTCCTATATCATATCAAACTACTGTACTTGATATGGGCGGAGTCAGATCGTTTCAGCCGCAACTAATATGCTATGGCACAGGCACCATAACCCAGGAAATGTCTACTTCCAACGATGATATCGCATGGACATCTTGGGGGGCAATCATCAACGGTACATTCCGATATGTGCGCTTTTTGATTACTGTCAGCGCAGCCTCACCTATCATATCAACGCTACAAGTGGTATCGGCGTATTTGCTGGTTAAACCAATTGTCGAAGAGATCGAGGACCTGAATACTTTGGCTCTTGCTGGACCATATCGGCTGGCAGTTGGAGACATAAGATTGCCAATCAGCAACCATTACGAAGCAATAAAGCAGGTCTCAGTGACTCTACAAAATACCGGTGGAGGATGGTCATGGGAATTAATAGACAAGGACATAGCGACCGGGCCGCGTATTAAAATTTATAATGCTGCACAAACTTTATCAGACGCTACAGTCGATGCTTACATAAAAGGAATATAAGGAATTTCATCATGAATGCACTACTCCCGATCCCGACAACCAGCTTTGACAACGGTACAGATAGCCCCGGAGCGGCCCGCGCGTATTTGCTCGAAGCGCTAACTAAAATAAATTCTGATAACTGCATATATTTGTATGGAGGATTAACGCTTGCAACTGCCGCTACCTCCGCAGACGCATCAGGTAAAACCGTTGTTGTCACCTCCCCGCAGGTTGTCACAACCGTTATCGCGTGGCCCACTGATAGGGAGCTACGTTTTGAAAAAGGGGGCTATATAACTTTTACCGGGACTGGTGCTCTTACTGGACTGAAAGAAGCCCGTCCAGAGTGGTTTGGGGCCACCCCCAACGCCACGGCTTTTAATAAAGCCGGGGCGATTGGCTGTCCTGTAATACTCCGCCAAACTACATACACTCTAGACTCTCCTGTCACTATCAGTGCCCAACTGGTAGGGGCCGCTGGTGTAGCAACAGTTATAAATCTCACGGGCACTGGCATGATAACGTTCAACGCTGCGTACAGCGGATTTAGCAATATCCTATTCCAATCAACGGTGAACAATAAGACCTTTGTTACGGTTGATGGTGTGTCATTTTTCAACGCAAAGAACTTCAAAATGATGAAGGGAAATGATTCCGTGGGGTATACCGCTACAGGACAGACAGGCATTGACTTTGATATAACAAACGGAAGCATCTTCTTTTCAGATGTAGAT